ACGGTTGACGCCCAGAGTGCAGAGGTGGCAAAGCGCAACACCACTGTGTTGGTGCTGAACACCGAGTACTCGCTGACCGAGCTCTCCAGCAAGGTCAACGGCAACATCAGCGGCAAGCCCCAGGCCTTCAAGCTCATCAAGCTCGTGGAGGCAGAGCCCACCACCGCGTAGTCGCACGAACACATCGAAAATCATAGTTCCGATGGCAAGCCGGGCGGGTGGCTCCGATGCAGCAGCAACAGGAATGACTGCTTGTCCGGCTTCTTCTTTAAGCATTAACACGAAAAACATCAGCGAAAATGGAAGCACTCGACGAAATTATCTTCAACGCACTACGCTCCGACGCGGACCTGATGACCGCCGTGGGCGGGCGCATCAAGTCGACCTGTTTCGAGGTCGGCCCGGATGAGCCTGACAACACGCCGCTGCCGTGCATCATCGTGATGGATGACGGTTTGCAGAACAGCCCCGACGAGAAGGACTGCGAGTGGGAAGGCGACGAAGACCGCGTGACGGCCTCCGTGGAGATCGACGCCGAGAGCCCCAAGGCGGTGAAGCAGCTGATCGCCAGAGTGCGCTCAACTGTTGCCACCGTCATCGCGGCGATGCAGGCCGAAGGCATGGAGGTGCCAGAACTTGACAGCCTTCAGTCCAACGGCATCGCCTGGGACTGGATGAAGCCCTGCTACCATTCAACGCTGACGTATAACTGTACAATTCCAAACGAGCAGTAAAATGGGAGTTATCAAAGGTCAAAACTTACGCATAAAGCTGGGCGACAAATACGTCGCTTTCGCTACGTCGTGCACAGTTCACGTGTCGGCTCAACTTGAGGAGAGCTCGACAAAGGACAGCACCAACGGATGGCAGAAGCAGGAGATAACCGGCATGAACTGGGACATCTCTGCCGACGCCCTCTACAGCGTGGACACTGATGCCACTGGTATGAACGCCGTCGACGCGCTTGACATGATCCTCGCACAGCAGCAGGTCACCGTCGAGTTCACGCAGGCTTCAGGCGAAAAGAACCGCGTGCCAGGCACGGGTGCCATTGCCTACAGTGGCACGGCATGGGTGAACGACGTCAGCGTCAACGCGCCCAACCGCCAGAACGCGACCTACACTCTCCAGGCCACCGGCGACGGTGCACTGGCAAAGGTCGTCTAAACTTTACGAGGCTGCGCCCTGTCGCTTTTATACGGTCCAGCGGGGCGTGGCCTTTTCATTATTTTCTAAACATCTGGAACTATGAGCAAAAAGAGAGAATACACCATCCACCTCCTCGAACGGGACATCGACATCGAGATGAACATGTCAGTGATTATCGCCTACGAGGAAATCACCGGCACTTCATTCTACGGTGAGGAGTTCACCACCACAAAGTCACGCTACGCCCTGCTGGCCGCTGTTCTGTCGAAGACCGACGGCGACCTCGCCGACAAGCTGCTGACTGACGTCAGCCCCATGGAGTTCACGCAGGCCTTCGAGGTGGTAATGGAAGCCGTGGCCGATTTCTTCGAGATACCGGCAGTCGTGCCTCCTGAAGAACAGAAGGAAGGGGAACAGGCAAAAAACTGACCAGCGCCCACGAACTCTATGAGCTCATCGTGGGCGAGATAGGAATCCCGCGCGACCAGTTCTACTTCGGGCTGCGTCACTGGGAGATTCAGGCCATCATTCGCGGCTACCGCCGTCGCCAGCGTCCCAACTGGGAACAGGCACGCCTCGCTGCCTTCTTCATCATGACAGCGCAGGCCGACCTCACGAAGTCTGGCATCTACAGCGACCGAGACCTCATCCGCTTTCCATGGGAGGATGAAATTGCCGAAAAGGACAAGCCCTCCGATGAGGAAGTCGAAGCGTTTAGGAAAGTTTTACAAGCTGAAAACAAAAAGCAAAAATGATTTACGCCATAATTTCATCTATAACGCTGGCCGCATGGCTCGTCGCGCTCTACATTCACAACGGGCGCACGTTGTCGGCCAGCATCCCCTGTGATCCCTTCGACCTGCCAACTGGCGGGCGCATCTGCTGGTGCGCGGTCGCTTGGGTGATAACTTTCCTGCTCGCGCCAGTCGGCATGCACCACGTCGCAGACCATCTGCGCTTCCTGGTGCTGCTGGCAGCCGCGTGCATGGTGTTCGCTGGTGCGCTGCCCATTCACGAAGACAAGCAGGGCATCGGCATGAACCTCTACGTCATCGCCTGCACTGGTGTGTTGTTTCTCACCCAGGTGCTCGTGCTGATGCAATGCCCGCCCGCCCTACTGTCGTGGCTGCCATTCGTTATCTATGGCGGCTGGAGCGTCCACAACGCCAAGGAGTGGCCCTCATGGCGGTTGTGGATGGGGCTGACGGCCTACGTGACGACGATCATCTCACTCATCGCATGATTTTTTCGTTTTAGATTAGTAGTAGTTTTTTCATGGATTTACAGGGCAAGCCCTCGCAGTGATGCGGGGGCTTGTTATGTTTCATCTTTTGCTCTTTTCCTTCTTTTTCGCTATCGCCGCGCCCAGCAGGTCGAACTCCTCGTGAACCGACTGCGCCACTACTTTGGCATAGCGCTGCGTCTGCGTGATGTTGGTGTGTCCAAGCATCCGCGCCAAGTTTTCGATCTTCACGCCCTGACGCAGCGCGAAGGTGGCAAAGGTGTGCCGCGCCATGTGCGAGTGCAGCGGTCGCGTGATGCCGCAAGCCATGCCCAGCGCCTTCAGGGCGTGATTGTAGTCGGCATTCCCAATCTTTGGTAGCTGGTACTGGTATTTCTCCAGCACTGCCACCGCCGGAGGCAACAGCTGCGACACAAAGGGAATGCCCGTCTTTATACGCTCGCCAACATTCCGCCAGGCACCATCCACGAGTCGGTAGTCCTTGATGTCGAACGCTTGCATGTCGCCGTAGCTCAAGCCGGTGTACATCTGGAACACGAACAGATCGTGCGCCACGTCCATCACGCTGCCACGTAGCGGTCGGATGCTCTCGAAGGCTTCCATCTCCTCGTCGGTCAGGTAGTCCATCGTCTCGCGGTCGCCGCGCTTCAGTTCGCCCTTCATGCGGTCGTAGGGGTTCTCCTTGATAACACCCAGTTTATAGGCACGCGCCAGCATCGCCTTCAGGCACTTGTGGTAATTATACACCGCCGCGTCGCTCAACAGCCTCGGAGCGTCGCCCATGGCCTTCTGTGCCTCCGTCTGCTTGGCTGTCAGCGAGTGCAGCCAGGCGTCGAACCTGTAGACGTTCTCAACAGTCACGTCGCCCCATGCACGGATGGTGTCCCATTCCGTCAGCCTGACCAGCAGTGGCCGGTAATGCTTCAGCGTGCCCTCGCGCAGTCCGAGCAGCGGCAGCTGTTCCTCGATCCAGCTGACCACCTCGTTCGTGTCGGTGATCTTCTTTGCAGGCTTCCACACCCGCCGCTTCACCTCTGCCGCTTCGACAGGTTCTCCTGCTTCCAGCATGTCGGTCACCACGTCGGTGGTCCGCTTCAGGATGGCACGCAGCTGTCTGTTCAGCTCATCCGCGTCGCCCCTGTTCACCACCGATCCGAACGCGAACTCATTCTTGCGCACGCGCACGCCTGTGGTGATATACAATGTTTTTCTGTTGTGTGTTATTCGCAACTCGACTGGGCCTTCTTTGCCCGTCAACGTTCTGCTTCTATGGTCAAATACTATTGTGGTAGTCATGATTTTCTCGTTTTTAGGTTTCTGTTTGACTTGTGTTTCCCCATTTTCTCCGTTTTGTTTACCCCCAGAAAAATGGTGGTAAACATTTTGCACTCATTTCGACTGATTTCGACAGATTTCGACCGATTTCGGATTTACCACACGACACCCCCTAACCCTTCGCTTTCCGCAAAAACAAAGGGGTTTCGGCCACTTTTGAACCGTCACCCCTTTATCTTTTCAGTGATCCGCTTGGGGCTATACGGTGTGGTGGGGCTCCCGTTTATTTAGGGAGGTTTCGGGAGATTCGCGGATGCGAAGGGGGAAACATTATACATTTTTGGCGCGTTTTGGGTGATCTGCCGCGCCGACCGGGAAAGGGTAGTCCAGGTCGGTGCGGTTGATGTTTTGTAGTTCATTTTGAAGATCGGCGAGACGAGCGCGGAGGTCGTCGACGGTGGCGCGGAGGTCAGCGATTTGGTCGTCTTTTTGTTTTAGTGAGCTGCGAAGGTCGGCGTTGCTTTCCTTCAGGTCGGCGATGCGTCCCTCATAGGTTGCAATGATGGCGTTCACCATTGATGATTGGTCGATGACGGGTAACCCGCTTTGTGATGGCGGTTTCGCTTTGTCCCTGATTGCTACGGATTGGCCTGAATTATATCCGATTACTATAGATTGCTCGAATTTTTCCCCAGTTCCATCGAGCAGCCATTCAAGACCAAACAACTCACCTGTAGCCTGATGGAACTTTATGACGAAATCTTCATCGCGACGTTCTTTGCACCTGGCGAGACCGCGAGAAAAACCGACTTCGGTCATTCCCATTTGTTGAGCGATGTCTCGCTGATTTAGGTTTTTATTCATTTTTAGCCACACGATGGCCTGTTTCAGTCGGCTGTGCAAACCTTTCTTTTCTTCCATAATTTGCCCTCCTTTTCTTAAAATAACTTAAAAGATAAACTAAATTAAACCAACTTTCAAATATTCTTATTATATTTGCACCCGAAAGAAAGAAACTAAATCGGGGACAAGATAAGCCGTAGGACGGGAGGCCGTCTTTTCGGAAGCGGACGAACCGCCAATTTTGCGTAGCACTTTGCGAGGGTGCGGATGGCAAATATACGACTTTTTCCCCGATTTTCTCCAAAAACGTGCAATAATTAAGAAAGATTAAGCAATGACACAGGAAAAGGTAACACGACAGGAGCTGCGAGAGATGCACATCGGCCAGACGCGCATCATCCATCTGGACGACGCCAAGAAGGTGACATCGGCCAGGGTGACCTGCAACCAGATGAAGAACGAGGAGGGGCTGGAGTTCGTCGCCAAGTGCGACTACCCCGCCAAGGCCATCAGCATCACACGGACGAAGTGAGAAACGAAAACGATAACGAAAACGAAAACAACATGGACAAGATGCTGCGTGCAGAGATCATTGCGGAGGTCAGGCGGGCGATGGCCGACAGCCTGGAGATGTACCGCGAGCAATGGGTGACTGGCGATGAACTGGCCAAGCAGGTGCAGTTCTTCAGCAAGTCATGGCTGAAGACCTACGGCAGCAGCCTTCCTCGGGAACACGCCACCGTCATAGGCAAAGACGGAAAACCACACGACACTGGGTGGTGCTACCCGCTGAACAGAATCAGGCGGATGGTGTCCCAGGGCGAAGTGAAGAACTTGACTATTTTTTCATCATAATCATTTTAGTTTAACATTTTGTTTTCTTGATGGGCAGGCCCCTGCCTGCGAAGGTCGGGGCTGTTTTTCAACGATAACGATAACGAAAACCAAAAATAAAAAGGAACTATGAACAAAGAACAGAACAACATCCAGAGCGAGGAGCTGACACTGAAAGAGCAGCTCATCTACGGCGCATTAGCCACGTTAGCCATCATCATCCTCATGGGCGTGGAGGGCCTTCTGGCATGAGCAAAGTGGACAAGAAGACCACCGTCGACATCGAGGTGAAGTCGGTGAGCTGGGCGAACGGAAAGGCGCAGAAGTGCCAAGCCATTGCCAGGGTGAAAGACGGCAAGGGCGAAACCATCAAGACGTTCCTGGGCGATCCGAGAGGCAACAAGCACTACGCCCTGACGTCTCTGATGAGCGAGTGCGAACTGTTCCAAGCAGCAGCCAAGATGGTGTGCGAGGAGATCGCACTGATGCAGCTGGGGTGAGGACAGCGCGGGGAAGGGATTGCGACAGAGTCGCAACAGACAGGACAAGGATTTTTTTCATGGTCAAATTATGATAGATTTTTTATTCGGCAGCTGGTCTGCGAAGATAGGCTGCTTTAGGGCGCAGAAAGCCGGGCCATGGGCAACCCGGTTAGGAAATAAGAACATACCACCCCCCCCCGAACGTTCAGCAGGGGATGCTTCGAAAAGTCTAGGATGAGCGGCGGTTCGATTCCGCCCTGCGCCACACTTAAACAATAGATCTTTGACTTCGTGGAACATGGACACCGCCATAGCGAAAGGCATTGCAGGAGGAAAGGAAAAGTCTATACCACAGCGCGGGAGAGTGATCGCGACTGGAACGACGGAGACAAGGCGACCGACGGACACTCGGCGAGCTGCCTGGATGGCGGGAAACATTCACTCATATAACAGAAACAACACGCCCCGCTTCGGCGGGGTGCTTGGGGAGGTTGGCCGAGTGGACGAAGGCAAGAGAATCAAACCTACTGCTGAATGGTATAAGAGCCTCGCACAGCAGTAATGCTCCAAGAATCTACCACACATCGCGGGTTCGAATCCCGCACCTCCCACATGGTTGCGGCACAGCCGCAACAAACGAAACAACTAAAACAACGGGAAAATGGAAATACAAGGAAGAATCGAGAAGATGCTGCCGCTTAAAACGGGCAAAAGCGCCAACGGCGAATGGAAGCGGCAGGAGTTCATCGTGAACTATTTCGAGCGCCCCACCGACATCTACTACAAGCGCATTGTGCTTGGGGTGATGAACGAGCGCATCGACGAACTGAAACTCGAAGCGGGCGACGAAATCAAGGCACGCTGGGACATCAAGGTGAACGAGAGGAACGGCACCGCCTTCAACGACGTCAGGACTGGTGCCATCGAGGTGCTGAAGCGTGCGAACCCTGACAAGGTTGCGGCACCATCGCAGCAAACAGAACAGCAGGCACAGCCAGCAGCAGAACCGGCGAAGGCAGCGCCTGCAAGCGACGCTAACGCTAACTCTAACGCTAACGAAGACGACCTACCATTCTAACGCCATGGCAACGGTGAAAGGACAACCACTGACACAGGAGCAGCTGGACAAGATAGCCCACGATCTGGCGAACGCAGCGTCGATGGTGAAGCTCGTGACAGGTACCGCCGGCAACGCTGCCATCCTTGTTATGATGCACGCCATGGACCAGGTCAGGAAACACCCACGCTACAAGCACGGAGTGAAGCATGCCTTCAAGCAGGCACAGGAGACGCGCCAGCACTACGAGCGGCAACTGCTGCACGCTGAATACAACCGCTTTTTCCGCGTGGCCGACATGACCGAAGGCTCGCGAAAGACCTACGGCAAAGACTTCAACGACCAGCAGTATTTCGAGTTCTGGCAGTCCATGGGCGGTCCCATCTACACCAAGTCGTGGCCGTACCTGACCAGCCTGTGGAACAAGTACCGCCTGTCGCTGTTGAACCACGGCATCCAGCACCCCGACATCGTGGCGTGGCCGATGGTGGCGATGAGCTGCCTGCAACTGGCGCAGAAGATGTACCAGCGCACCATTGAGGAAATTATCGACATCTACAAGCTGCCGCGCCGGTTGGTGGTGAACGTCTTCAGGGACTTCGACATGAGCAGCATCATCAAGTCATGGTACAAGGCCGTGGACACCCTGGACTCGACACACTACCAACTCGAGGAGACAGAAGACAAGAACATCGCCGTCGGCCTTGAGCAGCTCGTGGATTGCTGGAAGGACCCCGACACGCTCTACGACACCGTGATGCAGGTGATCCCCGACTACGATGAGATATTCCGCACCAAGGGCGAGATGAAGAAGGCGCTACGCAACATTGCCGATGTGCGACAGGCCACCAACGAACGCCTCGCCCAAACCTAACGTGAAACTATGGAAGAAACTACGAATAGCCTACCCACTATAAAGACCGGCGACGAGCTGGCCGCAGAAGAACAGCAGGCACGGCTGGCAGAAGTCAGGCAATACCTGCTCGACGCCCGCGTGAACTACCCCGAGCCCTACTACATGCTCGAGTACAACGGCGTGCCTTTTTCAACGCTCGGCGGAATCCAGGCGTTGAGCGGACAGAAGAAGAACGGCAAGACGTTCGTTTTGGCGCAGCTCATGGCAGCCATCCTCGCCGACAACGGGCCACGGGCACAGGAATACCTGCCCGGGCTGAAGGTACCAGAGCGCACCATCGAGCACCTCGGTCACAAGCCGACGGTGCTCTATGTGGACACCGAGATGGAGAAGCTGAACAGCGCCAAGGTGCTGCGCCGCGTACATTGGTTGTGCGACTGGCCGACAGACGAGCCCAACGACCGCTTCCACGTCCTGTGGCTGCGTGGAGTGACCGACGTGAAGGATGACGAAGGGAAGACAGCAGAAAGGGCCTACCGCAAGCGCTACCGCCTCATACAGATGGCGATTGAGATGCTACAACCCGACGCTGTGTTCATCGATGGCATCCGCGACATCATCGGCGACTTCAATGATAACGCCGAGAGCGCGGCTCTGGTTGGCGAACTCATGGCACTGGCAGAACAGCAGCACATCTGCATCTGGAACGTGCTGCACATGAACCCACGCCCAGGCAACGACGACGAGAGCAA